TCACGGACAAATTGGTCGCTATCTTGTAGAAACTGGTGATGGAGTTCGTTGGGATGATGAGAACATTGATGCAAATAGGATCAATGAGATGATGCAAGATCTCTGATAATTTAACACTTTCCTTCACCAATTTTTCGTCATGGACTTCTTCTTCGCACCTGATCTTCGTGCTTTCATTGATGACAACCCCGTGATAGATCTTGACACTGCATGTGATTTTGTCTGTGAGAAGTTTAACATCAACCTCACAGATTCTCTGCTTGATGACATCTCTGAAGTGTTTTTTGAGCACGAAGATGTTGCTTTCCGTTTAGGTCTTAATTGACATAAACTGTTTGACCTGATGATGTCATAAAACTCATCACCAGTTCTTTACATTTTTCTTTCTAAATCATGTCCAAATCTGTTGCTCTTGGTATGCTGCGTCAGGGTCGAACAGGAGGTCAAATCCTTGAGATTCTGAATGTGATCACTGATGAAATTGAGCAGACTAATATTCAAGATTGTGCAGAGTATTATGCTTCAATGAGTGAAGAGATTCAATTCTGAATATCATTTAGTGGGGTGCAATTGCATCCCCTTTTTTATGATCAATTTTTCTGCCAGTGTGCCAATCGTACAACCTACACATAGTCGCTGTGCAACCCCGCCGGTTAGTGTATATTAAAGAGGTGGAGGGGACAACCCCAATACACGCCCTAAACACTTTTTAAGATGACTGCTACTCTCTCCCCTGCTCTGACTTCTACTCTGGAGAATCTGACCGCATTCGTGATTGGAGAAGTTAATCGTTTCATTAAGAACGAATTTCGTCTCTATGGTAAGACTCTGCAGGATCTGAAAGACAGTATGAATACTGCAGATTTCACTAAGTTTTTGCAGTACATTGTCAACGAAGTTATTGAGGAAGGTATTAAGCAACTTGGTATTGATGGCACCCGTGAAGAAGTTACGGGTTACGACTTCGTTATCAACGGGCAGAAGATTGAGTTCAAACTGAATGGGTCCGATGATAAATCTTCGTTTGCTACAGGTAACAAAACTTCTCACTTTGGTGGTGCTAAAGCAAACTTTGTCTGGTGCATTAAGTACGTCTTCACTGATAACCAAATTAGTGAGTTTGCTATGGTTCTGATTGACACTGATAAGACTGAATCTAACGTCTGGAAATCTTCTGCAGGTCGTAAAGATTCGTTCTCTACTCTCCGCCTGAATATTAATGAGGAAGAATGCATTATGTCTCAGATGGGCATTGTGCGTCCTGCTGACAAATGGTTGCAACTGTTGACACTTCCGACTGAGATTCTTCTGGGTTGAGTGACACTGAAGGGGGGCACGATTGTCCCCCTTATGTTATTCGTGTTTGGAATATTCGTGCGTGTTTGGCAGTCGGGGGTATTATGCCCCTTATGTGTCGCCCGGCGATGCGTTCATAAATCGATGGGTCCCTCTAAGCTATAAAGTGTTACGATACCGATCTAAATATCAAACTCAAAGTTTAATCACAGGGAAAATAAAAAAATTTTTGATATATAAAATGAAAATCAAAGTTTAAATACATGTCATGAAAAAAAATTCCGCAGATATTTTTAGCACTGTAGAGATTGATCCAATTTCTGGTGAATATTATCTTGTAATTCCAGAGGAAGTTATTAGTGAGTTATCTTGGTATGAGGATACAAAGATAAGTTTTTCAATAGAGGGGAATGAGGTAGTTTTAACAGAATCTGAGAATTGACAACGTATACATAATGATGTATGATACTGAAGTAACCTATTTTCTATTATGGCTAAAGGATTTACAGTAAAAGCAAAGACTCCTGTAGCAAAACAGAATGAGTCTGAATGGGATTATGAAAAAGCACGGGAACTTGTAAAAGGAAAATCAGTTGTATTCTGTCTTCCAGGAAGAGGAGTTTCGTATACTTATCTGAAGAGTTTTGTGCAATTGTGTTTTGATTTGGTGCAAGCAGGAGCAAGTATTCAGATTTCTCAAGATTATTCTTCAATGGTCAATTTTGCCCGTTGTAAGTGTTTGGGTGCGAATGTGCTTCGTGGACCAGATCAAATGCCGTGGGATGGAAAGTTGAAGTATGACTGGCAACTTTGGATTGACTCTGATATTGTCTTTAATACTGAGAAGTTTTGGCAATTGGTATTAATGGAGAAGGACATTGCATCTGGATGGTATTGCACTGAGGATGGTCGTACTACATCAGTTGCACATTGGTTAGAGGAGGATGACTTCCGTAACAATGGTGGTGTGATGAATCACGAAACTCTGGAAAGTATTTCTAAACGTCGGAAACCTTTCACTGTGGATTACACTGGATTTGGATGGCTTCTGATTAAGAATGGAGTCTTTGAGCATGAAGATATGAAGTATCCATGGTTTGCACCAAAGATGCAGGTTTTTGAGTCTGGAGAGGTGCAGGATATGTGTGGAGAGGATGTATCGTTCTGTTTGGATGCAAAAGAAGCAGGATTTGAAATCTGGTGCGATCCTCGTGTAAGAGTTGGTCACGAAAAGACAAGAGTAATTTGATGATAAACGAAACTTACAATATTCTCTGTAAGAATCGTAAAATCTATTCTTCACTTACAGAGGAAGAATATTTCGATCTTATGGAAGATCTGGCAATTGAATATTATCAGACAGGTACACCAAAACCTGAAGATATTGAAACTGAAATTATAGGAGATACTCATGGCAATTAAGTCACTTTCTGGTGGTAAGGGTGTTTATTCTCACCCTAAAAATACTCGTCAAGGAAATGGTGCTCATACTAAACATGCAGCAACAAGTCGCAATAATGCTCGTAAAAAATATCGTGGTCAAGGAAAATGTTAAATGTATCTTTTAGAAGGTAATCAAGAATGGAATCAGATTCATCATGATGACCTTTGGTTATATAATAAACTTTTTCTGAGTCGGGTTTTGGGTTATAAATGTGGTCCCACTGGTACTACAGTTCCCAAACCCGACTTTTATATTGTTCGTCCAAGTATTAATTTTCTTGGAATGAGTATTCATGCTCGTATTGAATGGATTGAATCAACAACAGATCATTTTCATCCTGCTGAGTTTTGGTGTGAAATCTTTCAAGGTGAGCACTTAAGTGTTGATTTTAAAAATCAAACGTGTGAATTAGTTGTAAAAGGCACACGAAAAAGTGAAGATCCTCTGTATAAATGGGAAAAATGGGAAAAAATTGACCGAAACGTTGATTTTCCTTCAATCTTATCTACATTAAAGGGTCAATATGAGTGGATTAACTGTGAATTTATTGATAATTACCTTATTGAAGTGCAATTTCGCCCGAATCCAGACTTTAGGTATCATAATACCGTTGCAATTCCAGTCTGGGATGAAAATTGCCCTCAAGAGTCTTCCGATTATTGCTTTATAGAAGACTCTGATTATAAAAGAAAAGGATTCTGGATTAAATAGATATGTATTTTCTCTTTAATCACAATTGAAACACTTTTCAATGGGAAAACATCTCCTTTTGGAGGTATATGATGTTGATTTTCATTTATTGAATGACATAAAATCGATTCAAAATGCCATGATTACTGGGATTAATCGGGCACAAATGGAAATATTGAATGTATTTTCTCATTCCTTCACTCCACAAGGATGCACGATCGTGATTTCTCTTGCAGAAAGTCATGTCTCATGCCATACTTGGCCAGAGGAAGGTTGTTTAGCAGTTGATGCGTATACTTGTGGAGACTCAGAGCCTCGTTTAGTAATCTTAGAGATACTTAAATACTTAGATTCTGAGCATTATAAACTCCGAGAATTATATCGCTAATCTATTCTCTCGTCTTCTCGTCAAAGACTGCATAAATAAGTAAAGAATTCGGTGTTCAATGTCTATAACAAGGATATCTAGATCATTTAAAGATATTAGTTTATCCTTTGATGTACATCCTGTGACTCAAGATATAACTTCTTTGACGAATGAGAGAGCAATTATTCGCTCGATAAGAAACTTGGTTCAAACACTACCAAACGAAAGATTTTTTAATCCCGATCTTGGTTCTAATGTGCGATCAAGTTTATTTGACTTCGTTGATTTTGGTACTGCGTCCGTGATTAGGGATCAGATTTTGAATACGATTTCAAATTATGAGCCCAGAGTTAGAAATGTTGATGTTGAAGTATTACCAAAACCTGATTTAAATGAGTTTGAAGTGACTGTAATCTTTGATATCATTGGACAAGAAATTCCGACACAACAGTTTTCATTCATATTAGAGGCAGCACGATAATATGCCTTTTACTAAATTTACAAACTTAGATTTCGATCAAATTAGATCTTCAATCAAAGACTATCTCCGTGCCAACTCTACATTCACGGACTTTGATTTTGAAGGATCTAACTTTTCAATACTTATTGATACATTAGCATACAATACTTACATTACAGCATTTAATTCTAACCTAGTTGTAAATGAATCATTTCTAGATTCTGCAACTGTAAGAGAAAATGTTGTATCTTTAGCTAGAAACATTGGATACGTTCCACAATCTAGAAAGTCCTCAAGTGCAATTGTTTCGTTTAACGTAAGTGTAGATCCAATTCAGACAAATCCAGTTACATACACTCCAACATTAACTCTACAGTCTGGTCTGGTATGTACAGGATCTGCAAGCGGAACATCTTACGTCTTTTCAATTCCAGAAAGTTATGTTGCAAACGTTGTTGGTGGAGTAGCTTCTTTCACTAATGTTACCATTTATGAGGGAACTTTCTTAAGAAAGCAATTTACAGTGAATGGATCTTTAGATCAGAGATTTATTCTTGATAATTCATATATTGACACCTCATCAATTCGTGTTTATGTGAGAAAATCTGGAGAATCTGGTCTTGGTACTCCTTTTGAAGTTGTTGAAAATATATTTGAAGTTAATTCTGCATCAAATATATTCCTAATTCAAGAAGTGCAAGATGAAAAGTATGAAATATTATTCGGAGATGGGATATTTGGAGAAAAACTTGAAAATGATTCTGTAATTACAGTAACATATATTGTCACTGATGGAAAAAATGGAAATGGAGTATCATCATTTGCCTTTGCTGGCAATTTAAAAGATTCTGATGATATTTCAATTATTCCTAATGATGCGATTCTTATTAATACAATTCAAAACTCTCAGAATGGATCTGATATTGAAAGTGTTGACTCAATTAAAGCATATGCACCTCGATTATATGGTTCTCAATATCGAGCAGTAACTCCTTCTGATTATGAGACTCTCATTAAAACTAAAATATATCCAAATACTGAATCAGTATCGGTTGTTGGGGGAGAGGAATTAGACCCACCTCAGTATGGTAAGGTTTTTATAAGTATTAAACCTCAAGGTGGCACTTATGTGTCTGATTTTAATAAATCTCAGATTAAGAGTAAGTTACAATTATACTCTGTTTCTGGAATTAATGTTGAGATAGTAGATCTTAAGATTTTGTATGTTGAGATTGATTCTTCAGTTTATTATGAATCATCAAAAGTGAATAGTGTTGAAAATTTAAAATCTAGAGTTATTAGCACTTTAAACTCATATGCAAGTTCTTCTGCACTAAACTCTTTTGGAGGAAGATTTAAGTATAGTAAAGTGCTTCAAGTAATTGATAATGTAGATACTGCGATTACTTCAAACATTACAAAAGTTAGAATTAGAAGAGATTTAGTTTCTCTTCCAAATCAATATGTGCAATATGAATTGTGCTTTGGAAATCGTTTTCATGTGAATGAGAATGGATTTAATATTAAGTCTACAGGATTTAAAATCTTAGGTCAAACTGAGACTGTATACTTTACTGATACTCCAAATGCAGACAAAATTACTGGGGTTATTTCGATTGTGAGACAGGTTTCGGATACTGAAGATAGAGTAGTAGTAAAATCTGCGGGTGAAGTTAATTATCAAACGGGAGAAATTAGAATTAGTCCAATAAACATAACATCAACTTCTCAACCAAATAATATCATCCAGATACAAGCATATCCAGAATCGAATGACATTATTGGATTGAGAGATCTATATCTCAATTTTAGTGTGTCAGAAAGTACAATAAATATGGTAAAAGATGTTATTTCTTCTGGAGAAGAAGTATCTGGCACTCTATTTTCTAGAGACTACTATATCTCAAGCTACTCAAACGGAAATCTAATAAGAAAGTGATATGATACAAACAGGGTTTGAATCTAGAATTAAGATTCAGGAAATCATTGATAGCCAAGTTCCAGAGTTTATTTTTGATGAAAGTCCAAAGTTTGTAGATTTTCTAAAACAGTATTATATTTCTCAAGAATATCAGGGTGCCGCTGTAGATATATCCGATAATTTAGATGAATATCTAAAGATCGATAATTTCATTCCAGAGATTTTATTTGATACTGGATATTTAACGTCTGATATTTCATCGACCGATGATACAATTTTTGTTAGTTCGACAAAAGGATTTCCCAAAACCTATGGATTACTAAAAATTGATGATGAAATCATCACTTATACTGGGTCAACAGAATCTTCATTTACTGGTTGCATTCGTGGTTTTAGTGCAATTACAGATTATCATGATGATTTGAATCCTAGTGAAATTGTATT